AAAGTACAGACATTGTTTGAAGGATGTACCTGTACGTGAGGTACCATTCTCCTTCTTTTTGCCGTGGAGAGGAACGATTGCATCAGCAACATTCCAACAGATGATACCACCAGGTTTTAGAGTGCGAATGAGACCATCAGCAACCTGAGTGAATGTATCCCAGTTCCAGAATGATGACTCATTGTACTCACGAAGGTTATCATAAGGAGGAGAGGTGACCACAAGATCAACACAATCCTCATCCATCAGTTTCATTCCATCAATGTTAGACATCAGATGGACTTTATTAACGTCGAGCATACTTACAGAGTAGTTACTTGTTTATTATAACAGGCTTTAGTCAAAAAATCAACTCTTTGTCCTCTTTTCTTTGCTTCTTGCTTTCTTGGCTGATGCTAAGTTGGACCTTCCATCTTCAATCTTTTGGAGAACATCAAAAAGTCCCTTATCGAAGTTATTGACATCCACGGTATCTGGGATTCCTAACTCATCAATAAGTCTGTCCTGTAGCTCTGTAACTCCAAGTGATGTTCCTCCACCGGCGCGCCCTGACTCACGTGTCTTACCCCTGTCCTTATAATAAGACACCCCCGCGGCCATTGCCATTGCCTTAAGAAACTGCATCCCTTGAACACCTTTCTTTTCACGAATGTCAGCGACATTCATATTCTCCCAACCCTTAGTGTCAAACCTGGTTTTCCAATCTGATCTTGTCATATTAGTGAGTTCGTCTTCTTGTTTTTTAATATTGAAGTCAGGAGAGTTTTGTTTTTCCTCCTCTTTGTCGAGTGCTAACATCAAATCATCATCGTCCATGTCACCTTTAAATTGGTTGTATCTTTTGGGTAACCATCTCCAGTTGCCACCTTCATCTAATCCCCCATTAGAAAGAGAGATTCCGTGGTCTAGTTCTGAGTCTGAGAAGGGGAGAGATGACCCATCAATTGCAGACTGACCCAAATTACTCAAATATGATTGTACAACTTCTCTCGCTCTAGAAACAACCTTACGTGATGGCGCAGGATCTCCCTTACTTTTGAGTCTGTTTTGTAGTCCTGTCCATTTCTTTCCTGCATTACTTTTCAGGTAATCCATTGCCCAATCGACATCTTCATCATTTACATCCTCTCTTTGGTTTTGTGGTCCGTCTTTGATGTATTTCCTAAATTTTGTAATGTCATCAAGACTAAGTGTGTTTGAACCTGCCCCTTTTGATAAAGAACTCGGAGATGTTAAGTTATCGAGTCTGGAAATGAGATTTTGTTGTCTGGATGTGTATTGTGGAGTTCCTATTTCTCTTGCTCTTGTTTTTAAATCTCCTGTTGGTGGTTTAAGTCCCTTGCTTCTGGCCACCAACGACGGCTCATCATATCCTCCATCTGATACTGCTTTATCTCTTAGTCCATTGTTCTTTATTGTATCTTTCAGTTGTTGTTGATTCTGTTTCAATGACACAGCAGCCAGTTTCTTAGCTGCATCTTTTCCTGTAATCTCAGCCTCAAACATTCTGTAAGTTTTTGTACTTTCTGACGCAAATGCCTGTTGTTGTGCAGGGTCACCCTGTTGTGCCTGTGCCTCCTGTTCTTCTGCTTCATCAGGAGTCATACGAGCAGGTTGAGGTGTCTCCTTATTCTGTTGATAAGCTGCATCCTTCTTCTGTTGCATAAAGCTATTATAACCTGCTGGTGCTGTTGCAGGTGTTGGATCAGGAATCGCAGCAATTTCCTGTGGTGACTCTGCATTAGCAGGTGGAGTTGTCATCTGACCTGTAAGAGGGTCAGCCCAACTGGGTTGTTTCTGTACTAAATTACGACCACCTTCACTATCAGACACTGCACCTCCATCAGGTGAGTTAGTGTCATAAAAGATAAGTTCTCCATTGACAGTCCTGGCCACCAGTTGTCCAGTTGTTGGGTCTATATAACCACCTTTACCATTGCTCTGCAGTCCAAGTTGCTTCGCTCTTTCAGCTGGGCCCATTGCAGCAGAAGGGTTATTCTCTTTCAGAAAACTACCAAACCCCTTCTTATCTGTTACAGAGTTACTCCAACGATCCCAACGCGACATTTATCAATACCCTTTTAGGTATTTAGAATGGAAGTACACCACCTGTTTGGTCATACACACCACTGATCAAGTCTGACATAATCCCGTGAACCAAGTAAGACTCAATGTCTGGAGAACGTAATCCCCAAGCGATGTCGTGCAATCCAATGGATGGAGCACCTGATGCAAACCTTGCAACCTTCATCCAATCGTGTGCAAGAATGAGATCCTTACCTCCACGCATAAACCTGCCTGAGTTACTGTTATAAGTCTTACCTGTTGTTGGATAAGCCAGTCCCTCAAGGATACATCCAGCAGTTGATCCTTGTGTTCTGAGATAATACTCAGCTTCTTCCATTGGAACTTGCTCAAAGAACTCTTTATAAGTTGTCTTACCAAACTTCTTACGCTTATAATCACGACGCTCCCACATTTGGAAGCAAGTTCTTACATACTTCTCTGTGCCATCAGGGAGAATGTAAGTCTCGTTGGGTAAGTTATAATCACCAACAGGATGAAAGAACTCATTGATACGATCAATGCGTTGAACCTTACGGAAACACTGTGGCAGAATGATTGCAACCCTGTCAGAGAACAGAGTGCCGTGATTTAGAATGTCACATGCAAGACCACCTAACCAACCAAAGGGTGGGTTAGTGAGAACCAGGTCATACTTCTGATCTGGTGTTTGTTCTAAGAAGTTACCAACACGATCCAGTGGGACATCATACTGATTGAGATCCCACGCTGTAACATTATCTAATCCTTTGATTAGGTGACCATTACCTGTGCAGGGTTCAAGGATACTACCTTCTAACCACCCTGCATCAGCAAGCTTACTGTGTACAAACTCCACACTCTCTGGATGTGTGAAGTAAGCATCAGAAATGGATTCAGAAAACTCAGACATATTATGGGTACTTACAACCTTATCTTAACACAAAGAACCCATCATCGTCAAGCCACTCACACTCAATATAAATGTTTTCAAATAATAATTTTTTGAATTTTGCTGCTTCTTTGGGTTGCATATGTTGTGATAACATTTCTGGTGTAATCAATCCATTTTCTGCAAGAGAACGATAGAACATCTTTTCCCAAGTTCCTTTTTCGTTTAATTTACCAGCACCACCTGCACCCTTACCTTCAATTGCTCCATCCATAGTGAGTCCATCCGGTCCTGCCGCACTCATTTCTGATACTTTATCTGCAGCTCCGTGATATAACTCATTATATTTTTCGACTTTTGATGCTCTCTCTTCTTTTGGCAAAGAAAGTAAATGCATAATCAAAGGTCTAAACAACTCCTTTTGTGTTTTAAGTTGTGATCGAGTCAATTTACGGTCTTTGACCATTCCTAACGATTTTCTTATCTTATCGCCTAACTGAACTGGAGTTTTTTTGATTCCTCCTCTGTGCATTGCATTCGATTCTCCCAATTCGTTTTCAAATAGAGCTGAGATTGATTCAGGAGTTGCCTTATCTGTAAATTGATTGTCGTCACCAATCATTCCCTCTAATAAGGATGACATTCCTGTTTGTTTTTCCATGAATGCCTTGTCGGCTGCTTCGAGATCAACATAATCTTCTTTGGACATTTTACTATGTTTTTCTTGAACATTGTCTAAAAATTTGTCCATGTGAAGATCAGATTTTTCGTTATTGACACCTGTACCAATCCACAGCCAATTTCTTAAATTTTCTCTTTGGAGTAACTGGTCCATTGTCGGGGCATCCTCTCCTTCACCTAATGCGTTAACACCACGGACGTGTTCTAATTCCATATATCTAGGATCTAATTCATTACCTGTGTATCCGTCTCTCCCTGCTTGATCAAGAAACAATTTGAGTAACAATTTTTTTCTTAATGAAGATCCAGATCCAACGCGTTTGTCGTCTCCACCAAAATGAAGTTTATCGGCTGGGACATTTCTGATTGATCCATCTTCTTGCAGTGCCTTAAATGTGGTCCCAAGGTTACCGGAACCAAGTGCACCTTTAAATTCTTTAGGTAATATTTTCCACAACGCTTCAACATCTTCAAGGGGAGTATCGACAACTTTACGTGAATTTACGAATTTTTCAATTTGCTCAGGTGATCCATCTCCATAACCTTCTAATAAAGATTTTCTGACGTCAGGATCCATTAATCTTTGGGCATCTTCATAGAACATTGTTCTTTTACCCTCACCATTTCTTATTCTTCCGTTGTAAGTGTTCGCGAATGCCATCAATGAAATAAATTGATCTCTCATTGACTCTTCACTACCGTCAGATTGATCGACTCTGGTTTTAAGAATGTTTTTGATTGAATCTCTCAATGGTTTCATTTTGCTGTCAACAAAGTCATCCTCCATGTCAAAAGAATCCCTCAATTTCTTTCTGAAGTCTTGAATCATTTGTTGTCGATCACCTGTCGATCCTTCACTAATTCTCTCATGTAGATCTGGTGCATCATCAAGACTTAGGATTTGATCCAGTGATGGTAGGCCTGCCTTTTGAGGGTTGTCATTCTCTTCTGGTTCTGGTGCAGCTGCAACAGGAGGATTTATTGGTGGTTTGGTGCCACTTCCATCTTTACCGAGATCTAATTTACCAGGTTTCTTAGGTTCTTTACCTGTCACTGCTCTTGTTGCTCTGGCCGCAAGAGGGGCATTATCTTGAAATGCATCATCCACATTACCCACAGCTCTGTCTTTAGCAATGGCGGCTCTTTTGGCTACATCCTGCTCTCTTGCTTTAGCTTGTGCAGCAATTTTAGGATCGACTACATTAGGGTCCTTAAACACCTTCATTGGTGCTGCTTTGCGCCTTGGAGCTTCATTAAGAATGCGTTTCTTAACTCCTTCCAACCCTTGTGGGTCGTCTTTGTTGTTCCACTCCGTGAAGTTCATCATAGATATGCTGCAGCAGTTTTTGCTTTCTTAGACACATCACCATTCTTGCCCAGTTCCAGTGCCTTCTTCAGGACCTTTGCTGCTTCTTCCTTGTCATCCCTGTTCTTACGTAGAGTCTTGTACTCCACCATAAGTGCCATGAACTTCTTGTCGTCAGCACCAGCGTCCTTCTTGAGTGGTGTCTTCTTGTCTTGTTCCTTCTTTTCTTGAAGGTAGTCGGATAGGTTCTTCATTAGGATAGTATAACAGGTTTAGTCATCAATGTCAAAGTATTTACCCACAATGGACTTCTCGCCCCTTGCCCTTCTCATGGCGTTTGCCCTTCTAAAGGTTTGTTGATCATCTGGTGACATCACATTCTTATCAAATCCATCAGACATCCTTTGTTCCAGACTGCTTGCCCCGAACCCTTTGTAAAGTGCCTGAATCATTTTCATCACCAGTTTTCTGTCACCAAGTTGTGGAATCTCTTCTGTGAGTCTTTTGAGGTCATCCTTTTTCATTCTAATCCCACCTCTCATCATGTCTTCCATTGTCTGTGTTTTACCACTCATTGTCGGTGAGTAATCTTCATCTGCATCATAATCATCATAATCATCAGGGTCCAATGAGATTTGATCCTGAATCATTTCTCTCACTGACTCCATGTTCTCAAGGAACGACTTTTGCATGTCTTCAGGGAGGTTTGCTCCACTGAATATACTGGACAACTGAGTGTCCTCCCCTTGTTCATAATCACCACCACCCAGTCCTTCCATCAGTGCAGAGAGTGGGTCATCTTTAGCAAGTCCCAGGTCAATGATGCTGGAGTTACCATCATCATCCACAAAAATGTTACCACCATGCATGTCATTATGTGAGAACCCTTTCATGTGGAGTGCTGCTCTTGCCTTCCAGAAACTCTTCATTGCCTTCTCTTGGTCTTCATCACTAAGGTTATCCATGGCACTAAATGCTGGTTCTCCCTGTGCCCTTGTCATTGCATAAGTTCCTGGTGCAGTGGGGAATCTGTCATCAAAGTCACTCTGTTCATCAGGATCCCAGTACTGAGATTCACCTTCTGGTCTCTTCTCATTATCAGCACCCATTGGGTTGTTATAAGCAGTGGATTTATGTTTGAATGGTCCATCAAACCTTCCATTCACCAGTGTGGGAAACTGAGGGTTGTCCTTCATTGCAAATAATGCCTTCATTTCATCAGGACCAATCATTCCCCTCTTAATCACATGGTCATCAGTAACAGCAACATCACCAAATGCCCCACCTTCTTCAAAGTCATCATCTCCAAACTGGTCCAGGTCAAACTTAGGGTCAGAGAACATTGGTGAAATCTGTTCATTCATCTGCTTGACTGCTTCACCATCCTTTGCAACACCAGGAAGTTTGGCAAGTTTCTTCCACATCTCCTGTTGCTTGCCCATCTCCAGATTATGTCTTCCAGTGGATCCTAAATCTGCAGTGTCATCATAAGTGCGTTCTTTGTTTTTTCTGACAATCTTCATCATGGATGCAATCTGATTACCAAGGGCAACATCTTGACCACCCTTTTTCATCTGATCAACAGCACCCCTTGCTTGTTTGATTGTTCTGCCAAATGGTGCATCAGTGGCGGGTCTCTTCTGAGCACCCATTGCCTGACGCATCATTGTTTGGGCACCAGGGATTTTAGGTTCTTCCTCTTCTCTTATTGTAGATTCAAATGTGTTCTTAATGTTATCATAAGACAGATTCTGGTAGTTAGTTCCCTTGGGACCTGCCACCCATTGGTAGTAGTTGGTTTTACCAACAAACGCATCTTGTGGAATATCAGCAGGTGGTTCTGAACCATCAACTGCTGTGTCTCCATCAGGACCAGGTTCCCAGGACAATCTCTTTGCCGCCTGTTCTAATCCTGGTTGGGCAGTCCCCACATTTTGTCCAGACCCCATTGGCATTCCCATTTGAGGAGTGTTACCCATTGGAGTGATAGAACCCTTATCCATTCCTTGTGGACCACCACCACCTGGACCTTCCTTGGCGTCACCTTTCCACTTTTCATTCTCTACATCTGGTTCTACTTCCACCAGACTATCACCTTCAGTCTTGTGTGTGACTTCCCCTGACTGAGGATCCACCCAGTAACCAAATCCTTTATACTTAAGCCCTAAAGCTTCAGCTTCCCTGTGTGCTTTCTCTCCCTTACGCTCAGTAAGAGCAACAAATTTCTTTAAACTTTTCATCAACCAACCCCTGCTCCTCCGCCACCACCTGCACCACCGCCCCAGTTATTGGGTTCTGCCCATGCGTAACCATCACCATTCAGACCAGTGTTACCCCAGGTATTATAACCAGGACCATTCTTGGGTTCATTGTCTTTCTTGTGGCCATCACTCACAGAGTCTTTCTCACTCTTAGGTTCACATCTCTTATTCTTCCTACTCCACTTGTATCCCTTAGGACAATGTGGCATCTCACCTTCAATCGTGTATTCTGGTTCTACTCCTTCAGTTGCATCAAGATATTCAGTAAAATTGAGTGCCATTTTATTACGACTTTCTTTTATTTATTACCAAATTTTGGGAACCACAAAATTGAGACGAGAAAATTCTAACCTATCAACAAGCTTGATAGCACCTTGTGATGTGATCGCAACAAATCCTTCTGGTGTTGTAACCCTATAATCTCCACCACCCATATCAACAAACAAATTGAGGGAAGTAACCTTCTTCATCTTTTTAACAATCATTCTCTTACAGAACTGAATATTCATATAAGATGCAATCACCATTTTAAGTCCTCTTTCATTGTTCTCAAAGAACCTTACCATGTTGACAAACTCTGACACCTTCTTCTCTTGTGACTTAAGTGTTTTCAATGGTTTTATCTTCTTATCATACTCCTTACCCATGTGATGTAAGAACTCATTATAAGCAATACTAACTGAAGGAATTTCACGTCCCTCTCTCACATATGAATTGAAGAACTTCTTGAATTCAGTATCAATTTGTAATGTTTTCTTGCCAGATTGTATGGCATTTAGTGTTGCGGATGCCTGTCTCAGTGAACCTGAAGCACGATTGATTGCACGATCATACTGCTGTCTCTCTGCTGTGGAGAACTTACACATCCCACCAATGTCTTTGAACTCTGCTTTCTCTACCCACACATCTTCTGTCTTTGTGAAATCATTATCACTAATGGAGAATGATGATTGCATTTCAGCAAGTGTATTACCTGTGTACTTTGTGTGAAACACAATTCCAATCTTTGATTTGCTTATCTTCTTCTGTAACTCAGACCCCATCCTTGCAGCGTATGTGATTGTGTTGGGTCTAAAAGTGATAAAATCTTCGCCTTGAATCTTTTGTTCTTGCTTGTCATTAGTAAACATCAGGTCACCCTGAAGAACACCTTTGATGTCTAATTTGGCAAAGTGTTCTAAACTCATAAGGAGTTTTTCTTGTAATGCACCTGAATATTGACTTCTTACATCTGCTGGTGTCTTGCACAACTTAGGAGTCTGTGAGAACACAGACTTGGTTCCCACAAAGAACTTACCATCAGAAGGGTCAGTGCCACAGATAACTGCGGGCGCGCCATCCCATTTGGTTGTGACTGCCATTTGTTTCTCTCCAGCTCCAGTCATAAACTGACCCAGACCTTGTAAAACTTTTATTGCTTTTACACCACCATCAGCACCCATGTTGATGATTTCATCTTCAAGGTGTTCAAGATGGACATTCTTACCTGACTTACCCATGGGACCCCCTTGGTTACTTACTTATTATAACACACCAGGAGGGCCCTGTCAACCCCCATCGATTTGACATCCGATAAGTCCTCCTAATACGAGACCAGTGGGGACTGCAGCCCACCTTCCATTGCCTCTTGAAACCGCTCCACCGATTCCACCACCCAGTAACCCACCAATGATGGTTCCTTCCAAACAGGAGTTGTTATCGTGGTTCCTTCTGGGAGCTGGGTCGTTATAACTTGCCTGTCCTCTGTTACATGGAATGGTCACTCTCTCAGTGTACCTTCTCACATAACCTCTTCTGTTAAAGGAACCAGGGACATACTCCTCTCTCCACACATCTTCGTAACATCTAGATCCACTTGTACCATACGCCTGTGTAGGTGCAGGCAGGAGAGGAATGCTCAAGAGTGGGATGAGAAGTAAAGGTGCAATTTTCATAGTATTTTTAGGTATTTAGAGATCAACAGATGAGGTTCTAACGCCTGTATTGGATGCCCAGCTGTTCTGAAACCCATTCAAATGTTCACGAGACCAGGCGACAACTGCCTCTTTATCCAATCCACAGGTGATACCTTCACCATCTCTATCTCTTGATGAATAGAGACCAAATCTTGTGGTGATAACCATAAAGGCACCATCATCATAATACTCAACTGTGTCAGTCATCTGTTTGTTCTGTAAATTCAATGATAAATCTTCTGGTTTCTTTGCCTGTGGAGTCTCTGACATAGACGTCAGAGAACTCACCTCCCAGTAAGCTTGCGATGTTTTTGGCTTGGGTGACTGCCATGAACCATCGTTCGTCATCAGATATCGTTGGTTTCACGGTTTTCGCTGTAGTATGCGTCAAATTGACCACCAGGGTAACGTTTTTCTAATTTATCAATATTCATCTTGATGACATCATCCATTGATACCTCAAGTGCAATACAACACTGCATGATGTACCACATGCAATCACCAAGTTCTCGTTTCAGGTGATAAGAAGTTTCCTCATTCCAGGGCTTACCTTGAAACACCATCTTCTTCACAATTTCCATCACCTCACCACCTTCTGCATTGATGCCAATGGCACCTGTCATCAGTCGTTCAATGTTTGCTCCTTGTTCATCAAGTGCCATCAGTCTGTCACTGAGTGCAATAAAGTCACGTGATTCATCAGAAGTAACTGCATCCACGAAGGATTCATACTTCTTAAAGTCAATTCTCTTAGCCATTAGTAATTAAAATCAGCGAATGTTTGGGGTTTGAACTTGGGCTCTTCATTATACTTGAATGTTGGTTCAGTTTCAAGTATGTCATTTTGTGCGGATTGTTCCACATCATATAATCTCATCTTAGCTCTGTCGATGCCAACAACGAACTTACGATGGATAGCTGAATCATTGTAACGATTCTTCAGTTGTTTAATCATAATCTGACCCATTTGCTCTAACTCATCATTGGAGATAAGAGCAAACATCAAATCTGCGGTGGCAGGAAGACCAAAGGACTCACTTGTATCAGTTAAGCTTACATCTGTACTGGAGAACCCTGATCGGGTTGTCTGAGTTGCACTGATGATTGGTACATTGTATTGTACAGCTAATCCCCGCAACTCTTCTGCAATAGCCTTGACAACAGTATAGCTATTGACGTTGGAACCAGCACGATACCGACTAGAGTTGCATATGTTGAGATAATCAATAAAAATGATATCAGGTTTGAAATTCTTTTTGAGTTGAAGTTCTCTGATAAGGGAGTCGAAGTGTCCTGCATGTGCTGACGCTGTGGGGTATTCTTTGATGAACAGACTACCTGTAGTCTTCTTCTGCACATTATTTACCCTTGTTTCAAACATGGGTCGTGGTATCTCAACGATATCCTGTATTGGAGTGTCCAGAAGGTTAGCGTCAATCCTCTCTGCAATTCTCTCCTCTGACATCTCAAGGGTGATGTAAAGAACATTCTTACCTTGAAGTAAACATGAACTGGCAAAGGAACACATAAACAATGATTTACCAACACCTGTGCCAGCAAGAGCAATGTTTAGAGTCTTATTAGGGATGCCACCCTTAGTAATCTTATCAAAGTAATCAAGACCAAAGGAGATTCTCTCCTCTTTAAGGTGATAGAAGTCGTAACGTTCGTTGTAATCAGCAAGGTAATCATGACCCACATGTGGATCAAAGGAAACTGCTAACGCTTCAGTAAGAAGTTGTGGAATCGCTCCACGATCCTGTTCACCTTTACCCTCATGGATTGAAATTGATTCAAGTAATGCCAGGTAAACTGCCCTTTCCTTACACCATTTCTCAGTTTCATCAACTAGAAACTCCAGGTTTTCAGTTTCTTGTTCTCCAAAGATTGATTCACAGAGTAATCCAAGTTCTTTGAACTCATCATCACTGAGTCCAACGAATCTTTCAACTTCGATCGCGATGGATTTTGCTGTTGGACAGGAGGAGTATTCAGAAAAGTACTTTTCACATAGTTCAAATAAAGTGCGTGATGCGGACGTTTCAAAGTAAACGTCCTTAATGTATGGAAGTACCTTTCTGGTGTAAGTTTCATCATAACAAATACCCTTTAGTATGGTGTGCTCAATGGTTGAAATCATGGACAAATTATAACACCCTCATTCATTAAAGTCTAATCTCATAGTATTGACCAACCACATTCACCTTATCATTCTTAGTTCCAATGGTTTGTCTTAACCTAATGTTGTCATCATGGAGCAATCTGATTTCCTCACGGTAGTCAACGCCACCATAAGATGTAAAGAACACCACAGTGTCATTATCAATGAACTCCATTTTGCTGGTGGTAGGGTCATCAGTGTAATAACCCCTGTCTCTTTCAAGAGTGTCACCATTAATGGTGAAGTTCATTTCACCAGTGCTGATTGCACTCCCCCATGTTAGGAGGAAGTTATGATCACCAGTTTGATTCATTTCAAAACTGGTTTCGATTAGGTCTGGTGATAACTCATCACCATAAAGATAACGACGGTAAGATTGCCAGTCACCCACACTACGTTTAAACCAGGATGTGAAATCAGATCCCATAACTAAAGGTCCCCTTTGCGATAACATCAAGTTGTTCCATCACTTCATCAGTGAAGTACTTTTCTGGGTTCTTGTAGATCTCTTTGGCATAAACTTTCTTACCATCAATCTCGTACCTACCAGCGACATTCTTCCATAGTCCACCAGCCTCGCCAAGCTCAAGTAAACCATAATACCTATCAAGCCCCCTCTCGTCATAATACAACCTCACTTCTACTTGTTGATTCTCTCTACTCAGACGCGACTTAGCAGTCTTTGCCTTGATAATGTTTCCGATAACTTCTTTTCCATCTTTCTCTTTCTTTTTACCAAGGTAGATAATCGTGCTTGCTGCATACTTAAGTCCACTTCCACCGCCCATCTCCTTAGTTGGTACGTAAGCTCCGATGACGTCGTAAGTATGATTGGTAACAATGAGCGGAACATTTGCTTGTCCTAGTTTGAGTGTGAGCATTCTAAATGCACCTTTGACCAATTGTGATTTGGTCATGTCCCTGACATTCTTGTCTGCCAAAGCGTCTGTGATCTCTTTTTCAGTAGATAACATACCCAATGAGTCCAATACGAACAACATTGGTTGTCTATCATCGACATCGCGTTTTAGGTATTTATCCACACACTGAAGTGCCTTGGTCCTAAACTCTTCAATGGTCACCACATTGAGGACAACGACCCTTGATGTGTCAATTCCTCGATCCTCAAGTAAAGACCGAGTGATAGCAGACTCAGTGTCAAAATACAGACATATGCTATCTGGATTGGACTCAAGGAAGTTCTTAACAACGGCCAGTGCAAAGAAAGTCTTTCCTGTAGAACTCTCACCGGCGATAGCAGTGATCTTGTTACCAGAAATACCCCCGTGGATACTACCAGAAATAAGAGCATTAAAGATATACGAACCACTGTCAATAAACTCCTCAGTTTCATCAATGTCTTGGGCCAGAGAGGCGTATTCATTACCTACATCTTTGATTAGGTCTTGTAGAAAACTCATGTAAAAAAGTCGAATAAAGTTGCTTGTTTTTCGGTTTCCCAACCGATGGAGTCAAGGATAGTTTGCAAGGGATCAATGAAAGCCTTAGACCACATTATATCATAGTCCACGTAATCAGTCAAGTCAAATTCTTTAGGTAACTGACTGATGAATGAAATGACATTCTCTCCCATCCTGTTGGGGACACGAAGATAAACGTACTTAATCTTTTCTCCATCATTGATGTGGTTGTACTTGTTGGTCACCTTCTTCTCTCTAATGAAGTGATTAAAGAGGATGGCACCACGCACATGAAGGGGTGTTCCCTTGGTGTACATTGTGGTTGGGTCTCTAAACTTAGAGATGTTATTTGCTGTCTTAGGAAAGGCAATCTCTTCAGGTGATAACTGATCAAACTCCTCTCTTTTACTCTGGACATAAGAGATAAGTTCTTCCTCTGTGCCCCTCATAACAATGTCTAAACACCCTTTGATGTAAGCACGAACAGGTTTGGGTGTTGATGACTTCACTGCCTCAATGCCCATCATCTTCAGTTTAGGTTCTTCATAACGAACACCCTCATTATCCCACACATTCAGAATGTAACGCTTCTTTGCAGTCCAGATTCCACGATCTGCAATGCACTCACGTTTCATTACCAGTGTTTCTTCATAACAATTCAGATAATCAGAGAGTTCCTTGTAACTCTGATCAATGAAGGGTTCAATTTTATCTAAACAGAACTGATTTAGAATCTCGACAGTTCTTTCACTTGATAAAACGTTGTTGGATGAGATCCTACCCACAAGATCACCAAGATTAAGATAAATGGAATCAGTATCTGACGCAACGACATAATCAACTTCCTTAGTTCCTAATATCTTATTTACATACTCATTAAGTTTTCTTTCAATCCAACGAATGGCAACCTGTCCAGTACAGGTAATTGCTTCTGCATTCTCCAGACGATAATGTCTGAAGTAGTTGTTACCAATTGCACCATAAAGTGAGTTGAGACAAATCTTTCTCACCATCTGAAAATTTGAATACTTTGTTACATCTTTTACTGTCTGTGCATGGAGTTCCAAGAGTTGACTATCAGAGAGGTGAGATAGTTTCCTACCAGACTCGATAATCTCCTCTTGTGCTTCTTCTCCTGTCCCACCTATGAGGTAGCCCATTAGTTCAGACCTCTCTTCTTCATTTCAGACTCCACATCAACCAACAGTTGTTTATATTGTAACATACGTTTCTTATAACCAACACGTTCTTCATACATCTTAATGACTAACTCAGACATCATACCTGTCTTCTCTTTGGAATACAGAGCACCATTAGCAGCAACAGCATAATCTGCATGTAACTCTATATTCTCTGACTTATCAATCAGTTTCATATGATTTACATCAGCGTGTTTATTCTGAATGAGAGTTTCAGGAGACACATTCAGGAACCTGATGAGAGAGGGATAAAGAGAGTTAAGGTCAAAGGACACCACCCAGTCATAAGCACCTGGTTTAGGTTCTTTAACATAAGCACCAATGAATTGGTCAGGTTTCTCCTGTTTATTCAGGAGTGGTAACACAATGTCCTGCTTCTTCAGGTAGTTATAGATGATAATGTCCCAGAGTCTGACCTGTGCAAATGTATCTGTGTAATTACACTTAGCATCATATGCCATCAACATCACAAGGTCAATGAGTTTCATCTTCTCTTCTAATTGGTCCACCAGGTCAACGTCAACCAGGTTGTAATCAACAAACTTCTTCCAGTCATTAGTGTAGAAATCTTTGAATGTTTCAAACTCACTGTGGTCCAGTTTCTTCTGACCCAGTTCGATTTCTGCAATCACATCAAGTCTGTATGACTCTCTGTTGGTGTAAGTAAACTTCTTGTAGATGTCCAGGTAATCAAGGACAGAGATACCAGCAATGTCATAAGTCTGTTGCTTTCTACCAAACACCTCAACCAGTTTCTCACTCACCATTCTCCAGGGAGAGACATCACGCATCGCGTTCAATCCCAACACATTATGGATGCGATTACAGATGAATGGAATATCAAACATATTAACATTCCATCCTGTGATCACCTCAGGTGCAACATCTTGCCACCACGCCAGGAAGGTTTTCAGGAGGATTACTTCATCCTCACAGTAAATGTACTCCACATCATCACGCGTGGGCGTGTAAGGTCTTGAACCAAAGGTTATGAGACGTTTGGTGTTGAAGTTCTTGAGTGTGATGAGCAGGATCTCTTCTGATGCTTCCTCTGGTTTAGGGAAACCATTCTCAGAGGATGTTTCAATGTCAAGAGACCAGAGTTTAATCTTGTCAATGTCATACTCAATTTCTTCTGGGTACTGCTCAGAGAGGAACTGATATAGATACCTCTCAAACCCATACACCTTGGTACCTGAAACATTTGAGTACTGATCAATGAATTCACGGCACTCTTTCATTGTTCCAGGTTGCACTGGTGCAACTGTCGTACCATCTAAGGTTTTATACTTAGTTGGTGTTTTAGATTGCAAAAAAAGAGTGGGCTTAAAGACGGTTTTCTCCATAAAGGATCCACCTTTCTTATCGTCCCACCCTCTTAGAAGGATCTGGTTGCCATATAGTCTTGCAAACGTAGGGAATCTCAACTATTGACACCCTTACGCAAGTTTGTGAGGTAGTTAATCATCTCTTCACGAATGTCCATTAATTCAACAAAACAACCCAAATCCTGAGCTTCATTACGTAGTTCAGAATCAGGTTTATAAACTGACATAATCATCAGGTCAAGTGCTTCCTGATGCTTATTCCTCGATGTACTTGGGTTCATATTCATCATCAAAGTTTGGAACTTGTTCATCCTCTGATAACATAACAGATTTGGATGGTTTATCTAAACCTGGATCTTTGACCTTACTGGTGTAAAGATTAGTAACCTTCTCATTGGCAGTACAGACAGTAAGAAGGTCATCACTTTTGAGTAGAATGTGCTCATCATCAGTGTGTGATGGCCATTTAGTAAGTGTCACTTTGGTTTTGCCACTTACAAGGTAAGGACTAATCATGTGACACTTAGGTTCATAGTCTAACTCTTCAGCATAAGAGACTAAGGTCTCTCCTGATGTGAGAATGATCAATTGGGGAATCATGCATCAACTTCAACAGGTTCTGATTCAGTCACCACAGGTGCCTCTTCAGCAGGACTTGCACCAGTGTCACTTACTCCAGTAGTTTTCTCATACTCTGCCGTAACGTCATCACGTGGCTCAAGGATGGATACGATACTCTCAGCTCGAATCGTGAACTGA